CTTTTACAACTACCGCAGATCTTGGCCTTCGGATCTTTCTCGGCCGTTTGAAGCCTCTTGCGATCGTAGTTGTTTTCGACGTCTCGACGACCACCGCCATGCCCACAGTAAGTGTTGCCATCCTCGTCGAAGAGATGAATCGTCTTCGTGTTGCGGTGTTGAAGAACCATCATGGTAGCTTTTAGCTTGCGCGCCATATCAGCCCTTTCTAACTTCGAACATACGAGTATGAGTGGCCCCATGCGTCTCTACAGTCCACCCATCATTGACAAGTTTCTCGATCTCTCGAAACATGGACTCTTCGTTGACGTGCTTCTTCGACTCTCCGTCGTCTCTGCGCCATTGTCCTAATAGCTGTTTCTTGAACCAGATTACTTGTTCCATAATCACCTCACAAAGTAGGCGGGGGCCCCTGACGTCAGAGGTGGTGGCCAACCGCGCCAGGATTACCCCCACCCATCTTGGAAACTAGGAGAGCGTCTTAACCGGCATAGGAGGGAAGACACTGCTTTTTCGTCTGAAGAATCCCAGTTCCAAGCTTTAACGACTTCCTTTTCGCCTCATCGCGATGATGATTGCGATTATCAAGAGGCCGATGATTATGCCCCAGAACCAGTTCATTTCTGCACCACCCTTCTACTACTGACGGGCTCGAGAAATGCTGGCACATCGAGTTTACCCTCTGCTGATCGTCCGAAGTAATTGTGTAGAACAATGCCTTGACAATCGGTGCAGAGATCAGCTTCGAATCTTTCTGCTCCTTCGGGGAAACGCTTGTCTTCTGTGATTATGAACGTTACTCGATAGATCTTGCGATGATCTTTTGAAACGTCCTTACTCTCGGTAACTCCACATCCGTCGCAGTGCATCTTTTCCATAGTGTCTCCTAGAGAGCGCCTACGGCTTCGGCAAGACCGGTGAAGTGGTGTTTCAGTTCGTTCTTACCGGTTGCGATATCCGCGGCTTCGGCTTTGAGTTTATGGAGAACGTTGATGTCCTCCGCACTAATCTCCGCTTCTCGACCTTTTTCGATGAAGAAGTCGCACATGCGCTCTACCTTTTCGGCGAACTTTTGCAACTCTTCGTTGGTCATCTATGCACTCCCACATACGGGCCAAGGTTGGTAGCCACGTTTCTGAATAAGTAAAACGGCTCGGTATTTTTGTTCGCGCTTGGTGTTATTGTGCGGAAGCTTTTTTCCGCCTACCGACTTCCATGTTGATTTGTCAAACTGCAGACCGCCGTAAAATCCATTACCATTATTAAGAAACCATCGCGCATGCCCTTTGAAGTGTGTCTCACAATATGCCATTCGTTCTAACTTGGCATTGTAAGGGCGAATTACAGCAATGCGCGGATCATGATTGTTTGATAGTGGCAGAAATATAACGAGCGCTGTCAGTATTGAGATCATCGTCCTCCAATGTCGAGGGGAGGCCCTGAGCTGTCTGAGCTATGAGGTGTTCGAGACTCAGACACTCCCGTTGCGGCCACGGTCGCAGAGCCCGGGGAGGCTCCCACTCAGGCGCCTGGGGGTCGTGTTCATTCGACCGGGTCGAAGTTCGCCTGAAATGCTTTGGTCGTGTACACCTTGTAGCCGCGCTCGGTGTAAAGAATCCAGTCTCCCACAAACGCCTTTGTCTGCCTGGGGTTCTTGGGATTATGAACTCGCACATGGATATACTGCTTGGTTGGCTGAATATCTGCTGAGCGATCGACAGGGGATTCGTCGATGTTACCGACCTCTCCAAAGCACCACCTGGCGATATCCTCAAAGTTCTGCTCAGTAACCTGAACGGCATCTACGAATAGCGGCTTGCGAACGTACTTTGTGGTAAGGCTGGTAGTTTCCATAGAGCCTTTCGTTATGCTTGGTCGAGTTCGTTATACTTCCTTTCCAGAGGATCTTCTTCGATTGTGACATAAATGCTCTGGAGATATGCCTTTACTCCACTTTTCTCGTTGACCATCCACTCATACGGGTTCACGATCAAGTCAACGTTGATGATGTCAGCCCAATCAAGCATCTCGACGGAATTCTCATCGAGGTTCGTGCGACCACGGGAAGTGATTAGTACGATTCGTGGCGGACGGCCGCGGAAGTTCACTGAAACAGGCAAGTAGGCTTGTGGGGTTTCCTCTTCGTCTTCATCACGAGGCTTAAGCCATTTGACGTTCCAGTTGTCTTCGGCCATCATCTGGGCGGTCTTGTCATCTAGAAGAACTGCGAAGTTTCGATCGCCTTCGCGGTTGTACTGGCCCTCTTTACCTGAGAAGTTGCGGAAGATAATACGGACACCTTCCATCAATACAGTGTTGTCATTCTTAGGCATTTGCTTCCTCAGGCTTGTCGGGCGGTTTTTCTCCCCGGAGAATTTTGTCGATTTCTTCGGCTAGTTCTGGACTCATAAAAGCAGCTAGCGTTTGAACTGCTTGCTCAAGCCGATCGACTCTCCGATCAATTTGGAGCTGAGGCTGTGCCATTCACAAACTCCTTATAGGAACCGAATTGTTCGATGGTTTTTACCGCTACGTCACTCAACTTCTCGAAATATGACATGTCGATTTTAAGGTCGGGAATTTCTTTTGCAATTTCGGCCTCGACCCATTGATGCCCTTTCGTGCCAGTTACCGCGTAATACTTTTCATCTTTGACGCGATAGAGGGTCCCCCCGCCTTCGAGTACAGGAACAAACCGGCCAGTCCTGCCGAGATGGCGCATCCTGCGATGATCCAGCTCTTCATCTTCCTCGTGCTCCTCTCTGTCTAGGTACATCGTCCCCTGGATGACGTTCTTGTTCTCACAGAAATCGTCGAAACCAAGTTCCTCACCAGAGAACAGAGTTTTGAATACATAGGGATGTTGAAACTGAGAGCCTACCGCGGTCCAGGTATTACCTTTGAGAGCAATATAAACGGCATCGTTGACGAGACAGAGTTTGTCGTACGTAATCTCATGCTCAAAGTCGTAGCCGTATTTCTTACCGTGCTCAATCACAAAGTCGATGACACCTTCTCCACCGCCGGAGGCGTAAGGGAGTTTTACCGAGTCGGTCTTGATGTGCACGACGGCATGGTGATTGTCCTTTAGATCGTTCTTCAAGTCGATCATGTACAAGGCACCACGCTTAGCGACAATGTTGTCTTTATTACGAGGATCGCGAAATGGATTAGGGAAGCTGGCTGAGGTCAAGCCATAAACTATGTTGATCACGATCTTCAATGCATACGCTAATTTGTCGGCGCCATCTTCATTCTTTAGATAAGGCGCCAATTTGCCGTCCAACATCTTTCGAGCTACTGCATAGTCGTGTCGCTTTATTGCTAATCTTGCTTCTTTGAGATCCGTGAATCTTTCGGTGTACTTTCCAAAAAGATTTAAGATCTCAATTGACGTTGGGTGCATCGATGCTATATCCAATAGAGCAACGCTAGAATAAATTCCAGGTTCCGCATAGACATAGCCGCCTTCTCCGGGATTCTCGTCACGGTATGAACTCTTACCAGCGTCAAATACATAACCAGGGAACTCCTGACTGAGATCGGTATACACAAAATATTGTTGGGGGTTCTTATCCTTCCCAAATATAATCTGTGCTGTATGGCGTTGTGTCGTGTCATTAACAGTCAATCCACTGAGTTCAGCCAAGATTTGACGCGCGACGAAGTCTTCCCAGCGATCTTCGAGCACAGCTTCGGTTGCTCGAACATCGTTGATACAGTATTCGACTACCCTTGGAATATCCTCCTCCGCTACGGGCTCGTCCAAGGGAAAATCCAACTCCATGTGATGAATGCCGAGATCTATCTCGAACTTCTTCAAGCCTTGCTTGATGGAGCTGAAGTCCCACACATCGGAATATGAAAGATTGTACGCTTGCGCGAACATAGCGTTGCGATTGTTGTCTATAACAATCTTCCGTGCCAGATCATAAAGTTGCCCAACGCTATACCCAAGCAAAGCAGCGTAGAGTATATGATTATCAAAGCGCCGATTGTAAAACCCCACTAATTTAAGTTTGGTCAAAGCCTCAATTTCAGCCTGTGACGGATTGATCATCGGAGTGACGTGGTCGTCTCCTCTAAATTTCCAACAAACGACAAACAAATTGGGATAGACCTCGATGTCAAATATGACCATTCGTTCGTCGTCTACATCGACAACAGCATCTGATTCAAGCTCCTCCTCGGATTTGAAACGCATCGTCTGAACGGTTTTCAGACATGTGGCAGCTTGGTGCGTGCTGTTGTTGGCGAATGCTAGAATGCGTGGACGCAGATCTGTGACGTCATACTTAAGATCGGATTCATGAGCCTCCTCGAGGATATGCGCAATGAAGTCGATCGATGGTTTGGTGCCAGGGTGAATCTCTTTCTTGAGATTCCGCTCTATTAGATCCCTAAGACCCTTTTCACTTGTAATCGTCTTAGCCTTAAGCATCTTCTCCTTCTTCTTAAGAGGGAGCCCACTATTGATCGTCGCAATTGGAACAGCGTTGCACATCGTCAATTTGCGACGTAACGAAGCATCTCCCGTATACGCCTTGATTTCGATGCCCTCGGAGTATTCGGTTGCTAGCTGAGAAGGATCTCCTTCATAGTTGTAATGAAGATGTACTCCTTCACCAGATTTGCTGAGCTCGGCATACGTGGGTGGCCATTGGCTCGCGGCCTCGAGATTTCGTTCGAGCGCAGTAACGCCGTTGGTTTCCTTCAAGTCGAAGTCGATGACGATATGTTTTTCGGGTACCCTTACGTAGTGGAGTTCCTTTGTGTCAATAGCTGAAAGAGTCTTCTTAACATTTTCCCACTTTCGTCCAGGAACTCCCTTTGAATTTGCGAGCTGCGCAGGCTGATTCGCAAACTCACGATCAAGGAGTGAATCAGTTTCGCCCATAACCAGAGAAAATGCCGGTAGCTCTTCGCTACTCTCCTTAGGAAATTTAAACTTGTCAGCATTAAATCCAGAATAGAGACTTCGTAGTTGTTCTCCATCTACTTCACCTCGGTCTAGGAACTCATCGAAGTAGTTACGTAGCTCTTCACGAATTTTGTACTGAGGCAAAGGTCGCTCAATGCCACTTTCCAAACACCATTCTTTGTACAAACCATATGCCTGTTTCAAGGTCGTGTAATTTTGGGATTTGAACACGTCGTAATAGGCTTCGATAAAGTTGAAAAAGACGTCCGTTTGCAGCATCATTTCCAACGGTCGATAGCCATTGTAGTAGTTCCGACCCATGCTCAAATATACGTTCAGGCAATGCTTTGCAATCGCGCCTAACTCGAAATCTATACGCTCGAGTAAGTGCGTGTAATGCCGAATAGGAATCCTAACACCCGTAGGATGAATATCGATCAATCTTCGGATAATTCCTGATTTGGCGTCCGTGATTTTAACAGGCTGATTCGAGCCGATGAAAAGCAAAGCGTCGGCCCTAGAAGTGTAACTCGGCTTATACTTCTCGTTGATGACCATTTGTTCATGAGCAACGATTGAATTCAGCCGAGTGTTATCTTCAAGTTTGGACAGATCACCATCGTGTTGAATAGCAACGAGAGGGTTGTGTTTGAAAGCTTCCGTAGAGAAATTAGTCTCCGAGCGTCCGAGCGCTTTTCCGTCGAACGCCGTCGTATAGCCGTCAAACAATTTATGCAGAATGTTCAAGATAGTGGACTTACCGGATCCAGCGGGGCCATAGAAAACGAAGAATTTTTGAATTTTCTTCGAGTCTCCAGCCACGATGGATCCGATAGCCCATTCGATCTTTGCCCGCTCTTCTACTGAATACAACGTGCCAACGAGCTCGTCCCAAGCAGAAATATCGCCCTCTTCTATGGGGTAGTTCAAGTGCCTACTCGCATAGTCCCGTTTTGTTATTTCGGAATTCGAAAACAGAACCTTGGAGTCAAGAGAGCGATTGTTGTCACTGATATAAGTCAAGAATTGTTTGAACTTCGCCCACGTGTTGCTCTGGAACGATCGCATGTACTTCACGATATAGTTCATACCAGTTTCCTGACGTAGCCTATCGGCTTCAGCTTCCAGCTCTTCGTCTACTAGCCGCTGTACGTCGTACTCATCACGAGACCAAAGACCTTTTTCTGCGTCCCAGATTGCATAAAAGGTCCGTCCTTGAACCATCAGATCCTGAGAACGTCCGACGATGAAATCAGGGTACAATTCCATACGCTTATCTTTCGTTTCTCTAGACCGGATCTGATAGAAGTCCATCGCCCTCCCTTCTCATTAGGCGGCAAGCTCTATCGCATATGCTTGCATTTGATACCAGATCTCGAGCTGTCTTTGATCGACGTTAGGAAATCGAAGTGGAAAGAATCCTCCTTGCCCATCTGACTCATACGTCCTCCAGATGAAGCTTTCGAGAATTTCGTCCACTCGTTGTGCTTTTGCACCATTCCAAGGGTCGGAGGCTTTAGTCAATCTGAGGTTTTTGAGAAGAACCCAAGCCCACTGTGGCGCAGTTCCTCCAGCAACCCACTCAGTTCTCCGACTAACTCCGATAAGCAACTCAAGAACAGATACCGGGCGTCTTACTGCCTTCCATCCACGGATGAACTCGGATCGAAGATCCATAGCATCCATGATGCGATTGTCATCACCCTGTACAACCCAAACGAACTCGGTCTCATGTAGTCGTTCGAACAGGTTGTAGTATGTGTTGCGATTCCCTGCGGGAATCTCTATCTGGGATGTCAACCACTCGAAATATTCAAGATCTCGTTTCGTCTTGATCTTCATCGAGAGCACGCTCTTCTGGATCTACCCCTTTTACTTCCGAGGCATAGGCTTTCCACGATCTGCAGAGTTCGAATTCGATCCCAACTCTTTCGTTGCGAACGAAGAGGACATCTGAGTCGTCTGAACCGTGCCCGAACTTTTTCAGGTTCTCCTCACCTACGACCAACTCTGGCCGTACAACAACCTCGTCGTCCTCGTCGGCGAGAATATCATCACCCGCATAGTACGTCCACGTCTTCTGTCCGAGTTCTAGTTGATTGTTGTTGAACTCGTCCTGGTGGATAATGTACGGATGATTCGGGCTACGTGTTTGCATTTCCACACCATAATCCCACCCAAGATCTTTCTCTTTTGCGGTTTCACGGGTCTTTGGGTACTGAACTTCACGCGCTTGTTCAACAATTGGTTCTCTGACAGGTACTGGCGGTCGCGTCATGCGCTCTTCGACAACATCATCGAGAGACGGCTTCTGTGGGACGATACGCTCTTCGTCCATTGGCTCTGCTGTCTGATCTTTTTCGTACTTGTCGTGGTAGTACATCCGAACCTCAACCATGTCCTGTTGCGCTTCTTTGAGAACTTCGGCTCGGATTTTTGCTCGATTGAAACGATATCCAAAGAAGAAACCGACGGCGACACCAAACGCTGCACCAGCGGCAAATCCTTGAATAAAACTCGTATTGATCTGTCGAGCAGCTTCGGCAACTTCTTCGATATGATCAGCCGCTTGGTTGGCTACGGATTCAACTGCCATGACAACCTTTCTCCCGGATTATCGATTTTGTCGTAGATTACGCCATCGACATTGAAATCGAGAAGAACGGATCCCTCGAATCCATTCACGAAATCTCGAGCTTTCATGGTCTGACCTTCGAAAACCCCGAACGAAACGTAGTTGTCAGATTGTGGATGATGCTTTTGATGCAGCCAGCCGACAACAGCTCCGGCTTTGGTGTGTGGCAATCCCAATCTCGCGTAGACTTCGTTCAAGAACAGATGCCCACGAGAAATGAGAATATCGTTGCAGTAGTTCTGTTCCGCTTTCAGAAAGATCAGGTTGTACTCGGGTTCCTTGCTCCATCTCGGAGAGTTACTGTCGAAGAATTTTGCATAAATCGACTCTCCCTGCGGCCCTACTCGTACTACCGTCTTCTTCTCTTTTGTCTCGGGATCCTCGGTTGTGATCTCTCGAGTCCCGTAGCGCAATTCCTGGTCTACTTCTGGGCCGTACTTGTTCACCACACGAGCTCGATACTCTCTGAAGCCTTTGTCGAGTGCAGCATATGCCGCCGTCAGACCTGCATTTCGCCTTGTCAGGATGCCATGAGAGCTCGTTAGAGCGGCGATCGAGAATCCACCCAGGACAATCGCGGGAGCGTACGCCCTTACCAGCTTGATTCCAGTCTGATAACGAACGAGCGCAAGATCCTTTTTGCGATCCATCTCGCTATACTCCGGATGGTCCATATTCTTAGCGAGATCTACCTTCTCTTTCGCTTCGGTCAAAATTACATCAGCCTTCAACGTCGCTCGACACGCGAGGACTGTACTTCCCACCATGCCAACGATGCCCGCGGCAAAGAGAAGTTCTGGAGAACTCTTAGACGCGAGCAACGCTCCATGGGCGACCTGTCTTGAGATCGCTGCTGGAACGAACTTCATCATAACTCCTTAAAATAAGGTGGCTTGCACGTACAGATCTTCGAATTCTTCTTTCTCTCTTTGCTCTTCGAATCGCATCCAGATTGCGAATGCTTGATTTTTTGACATCTCGTCGACTTTTCGATGCCAACCACTACTGAGCGGGTACATCTCCTTCAGGGAGTTCCTTATTTGCTGATCCGTCATCGATGCCATAGTCGATCTCCTTTAATGCGTCGACAACTTCTTCAGTCGAGGGGATCTGGGTCTGGGAGATCCAGTAGGTAACCATCGCGGATTCGAGAAACCCCTGCCCCGCGAAGATCCGTCCAACCCCACTTATGATCGGTATGCGAGGAACCAAGGCCAACAAGTTCGTAAAGGTCTGCAACTGATGCTGATTCATAGCGACTCACCAAGTCGTATAGTCTGTCGATTACTTCTTCGGCTTCCGTTCTCGAGTCAAGAACAATTTCGTCGAAATCGTGGGCGGCACGAGCTCGTCGACTCATTGCTCGTGATGCAGAAGTCATTCGGTCACCCATTGGACCCGACGAATATCGTGAGTAATTGATATACCCAGTCGGACCTGACGGCGGAGGTGCAGATCCTCGGCGTCTGCGTCCATCACCGAAGATCAACTTCGTAATGCCCTGCTCCACGACTTCAACGACCGTGTCCTTTGCCATCGGAAGTAGCACGTCCAAAGCCACGTAGCTTACGGTCGATCGCAACGTACCCGCAATGAACGTGTCCTTGAACCGTTTCCCGATGGACGGCTTCTTTCTTCGTGCTTCACCCGAAACAACACGCTCGATCTTTTTATCTTCTTCGGGCTGATTCTTACTTGCTTCGCTGTTTGGCGGAAAGTCAGGATGCTCCATTGTTTTCCGCCTCGCGACGCTGGTACCAGTCGTACGCCTTGTCGAACTGGCGATTGACATGATTCGACGCGTGCTCGGCGACCATCGATCCGAGAACGAGACTGCCTGCAATGACCTTGACGGCGTCGGCCGTGGTCACGACGTTCGTGTTGTTAATGATGATGTCTTTGACAACCTTCGAGACGCCAACGCTTGCAACGATATGAACGCCTAGCTTAACGAGAGTAACCCCGTTTGACATTTTCACTCCTAGCTTTTTGGCGAAAAGAAAAAGAGAAAGCCGCAGATGGCTCTCTCTTGTACTACTTGGGTCTTTGCCTAGTTGTTGTTCCAACTGTCGGGTGCAACTGCATCGATGGCGGATTCCGTCGCGGTAGCAACTACCACAGCAACCAGAATCGCGATCATCAGGGCTGAAGTCTGGAATGCAATGTTTTGCATTTTCGACTCCGGCTTCCTGAATTTCCTGAAACGGTCGCTGGCAGCTCTACCAGCAACGTATCCAACCATGCGTGAAGTCGCCCAACGGGCAACAGCAAATGTTGGCATGAAAAACTCCTTTGTAGTGGGCTTTCATAATACGGTATGTTTTTTCTGCGAAAACCCACTAAAAGGCTATTCAACCAGCCGTGCTGTCCCGTCAATCAGCTCTTTTTCCGCTTTTTCGAGCTCTTCTTGGTTCATTTGAATCATGTCTTGTCGACGTATGGCTCGTACAGCTTTCTCTGGTTTCGGAACCTCTTTCAGCTCACCGCGTTGCTCCAACGCCTTCTGAGTTTCTTCCACTAGATCAGAAGGCATGATTCCGTTTATGAACTCTGTAGCCACCTCTGCGTCCGTGACCAATTCCATGAACAGCGTGGAATATGCCTCCGTGGATGCAAACTCATCACGAATCTCTTGGTTCTTGATAAAGCGCTTTCCGTCGTCTGACCGTTTTCCATACGAGCTCAATATGATGTTCTTGAATTCGGTGATAATGCTCTTATTATCCTCGGAAGCGATGATGCGCTCCAAGGAGACGGACAGACCACCACGATGACTCATCTCGAGCTCGACGAGTTCGGCACGTGAGAGATGAAAGTAAAAATCCTCACTTACTTCTTCGTCATTGAAGTCTTTGTAGGTGATCGTTTTCTTGAGCAAATCCGGTCATACTCCTCTCGTACCTGAGTTTGTATTCAGTCGTACAGACGCTTTGTGTAGTCTGACGTAGGGAGAGGCGTGAAGTCCACCGCCAAGCATGGCTTCTCGTCGTCGGACAACACTGTTGTGAGATTGACTTCGAGATTCTCGTTACCCTGCCAACCCACCGTATCCGTGTACGTCGTCGGAGGCAGGCCCACTTCTTCGTAGAACAACGACAGACTCGCGTACATGAAGTTGTTCAACTCTTTGTTGACTCGATTCTCTGCTTTCCGAAGCTTCTCAGCCGAGCTCAAGAAATATCGACCAGTCAACATGTCGTAGCAAAGCACATCCCCGTTACCCGTGATGATCACTTGACTCGTGTCGTGCGGGTTCTTCAAGATCCGGTCTCGGGCGATCTCTTCCCGAATCTTTTCGTTGTTGCCCTTACCCAGTCGTTCGTACACTTTCTCCTTGTATTCCGAGAAAGCACGCTCGGTGATCCCAGACGCGAGCGCTAGGGCAGCGATTCGCCTGGACGAGACCTTGTTGGCCATGACGATTGCAGCCATCGTGCCAGTCATCACGGTCGCTGGCGGAATATAGTGTCGCCAGACAAGCTTGACCTTTTGCATCTTCGACGGCTCTTCTCCACCAGTCTGCTCGTAATGCATGATCTGATTGTGATCAATGAGACGAGCTGCCTTGAATGACGCACGACCCGTCAAATATGCGGTCGCACCTGTACCAACAACGCCTACACCCGTCAAAATCGTAGGCATGTTCTCGTTCATGAGAAACTTAGCTTTATGGGCTATTCCAGCCAGTCCAAGTGCGTTCATCTTATGCCTTTCACTTTAGGGGACGTCAGCCGTATGGCCACGGTGCCGTATTTCTCTTGCGCATCTCACGGCAGAAGATCCAGATCAACCACAGCCCCAAGGTCAGAAAGACCATGAAGCAGTCGAACAAGAAATTAAAGAACCCGTAGCGCTTGGGTTCTTGAATAAAGACGGGATACATGATCACCTCCTTAGGTAGACACAAAAAGAAGGGATCGCGCTGTATCGCGCAAGTGTCCTCTTCCGAAGACACCTCCCTTCTATTATATGAGTTGTTTTTCTTGCGAACTACCCGGTTGTTCCAACTCCAACGATCTTGTAGTGAAGGCCGTTAAGATGCGGATTGTGGCCATGCAAATGACGGGACATGCGTGCCAAAGGTACACCAGCAGATTTGGCTGACTCTGTAACTTTCTCCCACACTTGACCCGTCTCGAGGCATTTGACCAATTTAGTCGTATGTCCCGCAAAGTTGACTTGCTGATTGCTGTTATTGAACACTGGCGCAATCGAGATAACTATTGGCTTCCGGATGGCCAACGTTATAGCAACACCAATGCCGATGCCGATGTAACGCTGTTTGTTTCTTCGAAAATGTGCCTTGATTCCTTCACCATCAGGAAAATTAACATTGTGTTCCATAGTAGCTCCTTTCGAGCATAGAGAAATAAAAAGAGAGATCTATCTAGTAAGTACTGCTAATGCAGCGCGAACTAGGAGTACTGCTAATGCAGCGCTCAAATAGATCTCTCTATTATATGATGTGTTTTTTTCGCGAAAAGGAAAGTCCTTGTTAGAACCTTCCTTTGAGACATTAACTATTTCTCCATTCTTTCAAAGCGTATTGTACATCGACGTTATCACCGACGAAACGGTCAAGTTCGAATATGTCATCTAAAAGTTCTTTGGTAAGCTTTTCGCTTTCCTTTTTTTGTGCATACAGCACAACAATCAGGATAGCAGCAACGCTTACTATATACTTTCCACGATGACGACGAAAATGATTTCCAATTTTGCGAAGTCGATTCATAATTAGCTCCTTTAATGTTTAATTAAGTCTCACTATACGACGCGTTTTTCTTGCGAAAAGGAAAGCCGTTGTTTTGGCTCTCCTTTCAAACTTATCTACCACGCAGGGGTATTCCTTCGGCGCATTTCACGGACAAACACCCAGATCAGCCAGAAGCCTCCTGTGAAGAAGGTCAAAAGGCAATCCAAGATGAATTTTCCGAATCCATAGCGTCGCATGTCTACTCCTTAAATAGATTACGTTTCACTATATGCGTGGTAATATCTGCGAGTTGTATCGAAATTTCCCCCCGGGGATTTTTTGGATTTGAGAAAAATAAAGTGAAAGAAAATATGAAAGGCCGCTTTTACACGGCCCCTCATACTTGAGTTCCTTCTAATTCCTTACTCTTGCCTGCATGAGCAGTCCCATGGCTCTTGACGTCACGACGTTGACGTTCTCGTGCTTGATGATCATCAGGATGCCCAGAAGATTCGCTCCAATCACTGCGAGTGTATCTCGACTCACTCGTGTTGGTTTTTCTTCTCTCAACAGTCCATGAATCTTGACTATGTGCTCCAATGTCTTGGCGTATTCTTCTGAGCCTACCTGCTTGAACAACAGATCTCGAACAGCTTCGTCATAAACGAGTTCGAGCCCAGTTAGCTCCTTATCGGCCAAAATAACCTCCTTAGATAGGTCTCATTATAGGAGTTGTTTCATTCGCGACTGAGATCTACCTGAGAAGAGTCAACCTTGAAAACCACTTCTTTGCGAAATGCAAGTCTTTCGGGGTATTCGTCCAGTTCAAGGGAATATACCGTCTTTTCGTCCTCTTCCGTTACGAGGATAGTGCCGGTAGGATGCGTAAATAGCCTTTTGAGAAAGAATCCCACGATTACGCCTATACAGAAAATAACAACGCATATTAGCGGCTCCATTCCACCTCCTAATCCAGCATCGTAACGGTAGGATATGCTTTTTCCCCTGTTTCGTCCTGTGTACGGATGTACTCGGTAACTCGAGCAGATCCGACAATCTCGCTATGGCCTTGTATCTCGACAATATCGCCAAGAGTGTAATCTCGTCCGTACTGAAACTGAGCCGTAGGAACGATCTCTCCATCCACAAGCTTGTCGTAAGGACTAGAGGCCAAACCACTTTTAGCTGCGATGTTTAGAGCGGCAGCAAGTTTCGTAGCGTCAGTTCCAATATCACCCGCTTGAATCTCTTGCGCCGTTACCACCATAGCGCGCAAATCAAAACCAGTGTATTGCTCACCAGTTAAATGAGCTTCTCCTGGCGGTTGACTATTCAATGTACCCATATCGCTTCCTGTAAACGCCCATACCTTGGTCTTGAGTGCTGCGATAGAGCGAACTTCCTTGATGTTGGTTAGAGAGTCCATCTGCGGGGAGAATCGAACTGGAGGTACTTCAGTTTGTCCCGTTGTTCGATCGACGCCCTTATAGCTTCGAAAGCCAAGAACTGGATTGGTCCCTAGGAGGAGCTGCATGCCAATGTTATAATCGGAGGCAATCTGGCGAATACAGTCGTAAACGGGCTGATATTCAACAACAAACGTAAGGGCTTCTCCCGAATTATCGACATCGAGGAGGTCCAATTCCTGGATTGCTAGTTGCTCTGGATGCGAAATACCCATAGTCGTCGCACCTGGCTGAAGATGTAGACTATCTCTATGACACGAGTTTCGAACGATCTCCCATACCACTAGTCCTGGCGTCATAGGTGGGTTGAGCTGATATGTTCGTGCATCTTGAGACGATGAATATCGAACGAATCTATTGTTCAGCCAAACTAGAAGAGAATTCCCAACAGCTTTTAGTTTTCCCTCTTCTATGCCCAAAGACTCGAGAATCATGACTTCGTCCGAACTATCGGAACCGACAAATACACCTTCGGGAAGTAATTGAATCATCTCGGCTGTTGCTGGGACTATGAGCTCAATATCGCTGTCTCCCAAATATCGTTCAGTCCAGATAGCTGAGTGAAAACCGTCGATGATGTCGGTTCTGTTGAAATTTCGGTCCAGAGTGTAGAGATTCACTATAGACCTCCGAACTTCTCGTAATATCTAATTTCGAAGTCATTCGTTCCACCACCATCTGCACTAACGATAACTCGATTGGGGCCCGGTTGCAAGACAGGCCATTTGGATCCTTCGGCTACCGTGGTCTTGGATAGAAGGTTGATAATGGCGCCCGTACTCAAGTCGACATTCTGAATATACTTGCTTAGCGGCACCGAGCTCATTTCGAAATACAGGTTTGCCGACACTCCCGCAGCCACTTGAAGATCCGAGACGATTGGATCTCCTACTTGAATACCGATTTTGGTAGGAAGTGCTCCCAGGTTATGACTGACCTGAATATAAACGCCGGTTTCAACGCTTCCCTCGTAGAAGATTATAGGCGCTAATTCGCCTGGATCTCCCGGAGGAACCACCGTGCCGAAAACGGACATGGGATCAAGCGCTGTGAAATATGGATCCGGGCAAATGACCGAAACAAGAATCTCTGGATCAACGCTGAACATGTTGCTTTCCACAGATTCGACTACCCCTGAAATTTCCACCGGAGGAATATCGTCACTTTCAAATACCAAACGAGTTGGCTGCTTTGGCATGAAGTATTGGTAGATAAGTCGGCGTAGTGCTTCGTATGTCCAATTGGCCCAATTGGGATTTGGACGAAGCGTAAGGACGATGTTTCTGCTGATAACATCGCTTCCCACGTACGCCGACCCATCTACAGATCCGAAAGGTGATACGTTGACGGACGCCTTTACCGGATCTAGTCCCGTTATCTCTCGAACCTGAATCAAGTCAGTTTCTGCACTGCCGTTCTCGTCTAGAAGTAGCGTAGGAGCGCCTTCCCAAGAACTATACGCCTTAACTTCGGTTAGCATCTGACCTCCTTACGCAAGGGCGAGTGCGGACTTGGCCTGAGAGAGTTGGTTCTTCGTCTGTCGGTAGATCTCAACCGCAGTCAATGCTTTGGGTGAGAAGTTGTTCTGCTCGAACTTCACTACCGATCCATTGGCTACTGCAGCAACCTGATCGGCTTCTGTCTTAGCCCGCTCTGAGGATATGGCAGAAGCGTGTCCGAACGAGGCAACAGCATTGACATTGGTTAGGGCGGCCAGCTCCGCGCTCTTACTCTGAACCTGGGTCAGATCAAGAATCGGAGTAATGACCGGATTTACGTCGAGGTGTTCGCTCACAACGCCTGAAATATCACGCATGTTCTTCCGCATTGCGTCCAACGCGTCCTGGGCGACATCGTCGACAGCATCTGTCATCGCGGATGAATCTGAGAAGCCTTGGGCCATGCCTTCCATCGATTGAACGCCGATCTGGGCGAATACCTCGGACGGTGACTTGATCTTCAACTTCTTCTTGATTCGCTCGACCATTCCGTCGGCAATGCCGTCCATCACTTTCAAGATCTCGTCCTTATGATCCTGCAATCCCTTGACGAATCCTTGAGCGGTCTTCTTGCCGACGTCGTACAGTTCCTTCGCAGCATTGTCTGCCAGACCGGCAGCGGCTGTATCAAGCTGACCGTCGAGAGCGTTGATCTGATCGACCATAGGTTTGCCGCCAGCAAGAATCTGCTTGGCGAAGTTTATGGCCGAAGGTCCCTGATCAAGAAGCATCTGATAGGTCTTGTCGTCCAGCCCCAATGCTTTGAGTTGCTGGAGAACGGTCTTGTATGCCGAAACAGCACCAACTTGCTCCGTGAGCTTGGTGATATAGGCCGATAGAGGATCAGCAATCGCAGCACCTTGCTCATCGACTGACGGAATCTCGGGAAGATCGTCGTATTGGTCGATGTACTGCTCGAACAGGTTCGTTGCGATTTCCAGGTCGGCCGACGTCTTCTCGTATTCCTTGGACAGCTCGATCAAGCGACCTTTGTGCTTGGTGATCTCAGCAGTGAGTTCCTGGTGAAATCGCTTAGATCTTTGGATAATCTTGTTGTTCTCTTCGATAACCTTGTTCAGTTTTGTGTTCTCGTTGATTTGTTCTCTAGTTAGCTTCTTACCTTTGTCGGCTACGTTTAGATCCTGTCGTGCCTGAGCAATCTTCGACTTGGCGTCAGCAATCTGCTGATCGACCATTGCCTGCACGTCTTTGAGCGCCTGTCGAACTTCGCTCTCAGCTCCATTCTTCACGCCAAGAGCAAGTCCGGCGGCAACTTCGCGACCGAGTCGTGACATGACCTTGGACGGAGACGTGATCTCAAATATGGACTTGACTGCGTCAATAACACCGTTGCTCATCACTGCTGCAGCTTCGGTTGCATTCTTAGTATCCGACAGTCCATTCGCAAATCCGAGAACGACGTTCTTACCGATATCCTCAAATATCTTCGACGGAGACTTAAGATGCAGTTTCTTCTTTGCAGAATCGATTGCCGAGTGTGCTAGATTGCCAGCTGCTTGCACCAATTCAGGACCGGCCTGTGCCAAACCTTTGATCATACCTCTGACGATTGCTATACCAATGCGCGTGCCAGCCAAGATCATCTGCGGTTCGTACTTGTCGATCGCGTCCGCAATGCCGTTCAAGAACGTGACAATTGCTCGAGCTCCTCGATCAACTAGCTTGAGAAGACCTCGCACGAGCGCATTGATCAACTGAGTAGCCGCATTTACACCAGCACTGATGATCTTCGAGCCTGCATTGGCAATTCCTTGAACGAAGTTGGCAATGGCGGTTCCACCAGCGGTTATCAGTCTTCCGTAGTTGTTTCCGATTCCTCGTACGATGTTGATGATGATGTTCGCACCAGCGGTCACCATTCGTTGAATGTTGTTGGCAATTCCCTGGACGAACTTGATGATCAAATCCGCTCCTGCTTTGAGGATTCGACCGTAATAACTGGCGATACCTCGGATAAGGGCGATTATCAAGTTTGAACCGGCTTTCGAGATCTTTCCAACCTGAGAAGCCAATCCGTTTATGAAATTCGCGATGATATCGCCGACCAGATTGATGATCTGCGGTATGTTGTTTCTGATACCAGTCAAGAACGCTACGAGAAGATCGAAACCTGCTTGGATGATTGGTCCCTGCTGCTGGTGCAGAATATCGATCAGTGTTGTGATCAAAGCGATGATTACAGGCTTGACCTTTGGAAGGATCTTGAGAATCCCGTCCAACATCGCCGTAACGATCTTGACCAGCGAGTCAACAAACGCCGGAGCTGTATCGGCAAACGCCCGTACAACCTCGAGCAACCCGAGAACCAACAACTTGGCATTCTCGGTGATGCCCTTTACGAAGTTGACCCACGCTGCCATCAGCACACCAGCCGCAGTAGCACCCGATACGGCAATAGCGCTAAGCCCTGCTCCGACTAGGAATATCCCGGCTCCTACGAGAGCGACGCCGACGCCGATCAAGGCTATGGCAGCGCCAAACCCAAGCAAAGACGGGATAGCGGGCGTAATCAGGGCGGCAGCGATACCGATGATCGTAAGTGCGGAGGCAAGTGCTACCATGCCCTTGATGATCGAGGTCCAAGACTGCCCTCCTAGAGCTAGCAGAGCTGGAGTAAGGAGCGCGATCCCTGCTGCGGCAACAGCCAGAGCAGCTGCTCCTGGAAGCGACTCCTCCATGAGAATCAAAGCCAAAGCCAAGATTCCTAGAGCCGCGGCAAGACTGATCAATCCCTTGGCGATTTCACTAACGGACATTCCGCCCATTTGCTGAACCGCTCTTACAATTCCCTGAAGAGCAACCGCCACGATGAGTAGTCCTGCTGCCTGAAGCGCCATGTTTGCTGGCATCAGTCGCATTCCGACGCCAATGGCGATCAGAGCAGCTACGATACTGCCCATACCCTTGGCGATCGTGCCCATGTCCATACTGCCGAACTTGCTGACAGCCTCTCCGAGAACTCGAAGTGCAATTGCAATACCAATCAAAGCCGCAGCCTGAAGTACCATTCCCTTCGGCATGGCCTGCATGGAGAACGAGATCGCCTCGAGTCCTACGGATACGCCGATAAGACCCTTGGCTAGAGTTCCCAAGCTGAGATGGCCCATAATCGCAATAGCAGACGCCATGATGTTCAAAGCGACAGCTATGACGATTAGGCCCGCACCGGCTCGGATCATTCCTGCCGAATTCGCCGACAATGGGATCGTCGCGGCAACAAGAACGCCCAGTCCAACACCAATTCCCGTGAGACCCTTAGCCAATTCCTCCCAACTGAGGAAGCTGAGAGCAATAATGGCGATAGCGAGAATATCGATCGCTCCGGCAAGCAAGATCAGCGATGCAGCAGCAACTGGAAGTCGAATGAATCCCGCCGACTTGGTAATCTTGTCCATGATCGCCATTGCACCCAGAAGCTGAGCAAATACAATGGTGATCGCAGACATAGCCGAATTAAGCTTCTTTGGATCGACGAACGAAAGCGCTACAATCGAAGCCGTCAAGAGTGCAACAGCAATGGCAATCTCTTTGAGTGTCTTCGCTCTGATGTTGTTTTGGAGCGAACCTAGTGCACCTGTAAGAGACTTAAGAGGAGAGACAATCTTTTGGAACAAACCAAGTCGAGCTGTACCCATTACTTGCTCGATAAGAGATCCTTTACCCAAGAAATTCTTGAACAGCAAGAATATACCGCCGAGAAGACCCGTTCGAATCACCGCGAGAATAGGCTCAAAGCTCATGTTTGACACAGCGTTTGCGAGAGCTGTCCCAAACGTCTGAACACCTTTGACGAATGCGTCGGCTACAGGACCAAATATGCCCTGAACTCCTCCGAGCGATTCTTTAAGTCGATCAAACGCGTCGCTGAGCCCATTGACGATCCTCTGAAGCGGCGACATCGCATCGCCCATCTTCGTAACTCCGTCAGAAATTCCGCCGGAGGAAAATCCAGTAATGAAATCTGTAAATATCCCAATCAATTCTCGAAGTGCGGCCACAGGAATGGCGATGGCGTTTCCGAGTTTATCGAAGAAACTAGCTGCTTTTCCACCCCTCTTCAACCACAGGTCAAGAAGGTAAATATAATTCGCCCAGTTGGCGATCGTCTCTAGAAGGCTGCCCTGACCAAGCCCAAGAGCCTTGAATAGGCGCCCAATAACGTGAATTATTCCCGTAACTATGATCTTTCCGATATCTATGGCTGCGAAAAGTCCCATGAAAATACGCTGAATGTTTAGAAGCGTAGATTTACTTGGGACGAGTCGATCCATGAGCTCTTTGAAACTCTTCGTTAATTCAAAGAGCCGCTTTCCTGTCATCGGCGGGAAAATATCACGGAAACCTGCCTTAACCGCACCGAGAACCTTGCCCAGAGACTGGAATCCTTCTTTCAGTGCGTCAATGAGCAGGTCTCGGCCACCGCGCTTCTTCCACGCTGCCAAAATCTTGTTTCGTGCCTGGGCATTCGCATTGACGATGTTGCCGATCGACTTGGCCATACCGGTGAAGAGTTTCTTGGCTTCTCCGAAGTTACCGATTATGATCTGGAAGGTTTGTGACCAACCAGAGCCAATCGCTTCTTTGGTTGTGTCCAACAGCTGCGAGAACGTCTTGACCTGAGTCGCAGCCTCGAGTGCCATCTTCGCTTGCGTCTGAATGGCCTTGACCTGGGCGTCTGTCCAGCCCTGAGACTTCAACTGCGCTGCAGTCATGTCTCCAGAAAGCTGCTTGAGCGTCTGCGTCAAGACCTTGCCAGTCAACCAAGACGTCTTCCCAGGCCCTGCGGAGGCCAACGACTGCCGGAAAGATTCGCCGTTGATTGTGACGTTCTTCATCGAGCCCGAAAGCTTAACGGCCTTGTCGTTCAGCGTTCCCATATGAACGGCGTTCTGTGCCAGAGCTCTCTGGAAGAACGTGCCGCCCATACCCGCGTTGACAACCGAGTTCCAATCCTGCAGTTTCACCGTTCCCGATGAAAGCGCCTGCGAAAGCTGATACATTGCTGTCGAAGCTTGCTCTGCATTCGAGCCCGACACCGCGGCAAGGTTCGAGATACCCTTGATTGCCGAGACCGACGTCTCCAAGTCGACGCCAGCCGCCGTAAACGTACCGACGTTCTTGGTCATCTGGCCGAAGTTGTAGATCGTCTTGTCCGCGTAATGGTTCAGCTGCAACAACGCGGCGTTGACATCCTTCAAGCCAGTTCCAGCTTGCGCGGTATTGGACAAGATCGTCTGAACCGCGTTCAGACCTGTCTCATACTCCTGAAAACCCTGAATGATTGGGCCAAGAGTGAGCGATTTCGCTAAGCTCAAACCGGTGCGAGCAGCCTGTGCGGCCAGATTCGACAGAACACCGATACCAACGAGACGAAGCGATGACAGCTTGTGCGATACTTCGTCGACGCCCTTACCTACGCGACCAAGGTTAAAGTTCTTGAACGCATTGCTCAGGCTACTGAGTCCTTTTCCCGCATTGGGAAAATCAAGAGACTTCTTTAGCTTGTCGAGCGCGGAAATCGCCTTGCTAACTCCCGATTCGAACTTGCTCGACTCAAAACTCATTGCTACAACTTTGTCGTCGATAGTTGCCACTAAACCTTGGTCACCTCCCTCCATGCCTCTTTGACGATTGCGTCAAATATAGGCCGAATTGCAGGCATTATGTAATCGCGGCCCTCGACATAGCCTCCAGTGCCGGTGCCGTGGCCGTACTGAAGGATGACCGCAATCGGAACTCCGTCTTCGATATGCCGGTTATGCCAGCGAATGCTGTGGTATCCTGGGCGCGACTCGATTGTGTAATACCACGATGCTGCAGTCTCGCCGCTTTCACGTGGAGTAGCGTTAGAAAGAGCTACCATTCCCTGGTTTCCGTACTTATCCAAGACTCGAAACGCTTCTTCTCGCTTCAAACGGCTCAAATATCGTTCAGTATTGTTGAACGATCCTTTT